GTATATATATTTTGCTGAAACAAAGCGGTTCCTCCCCAACATGAGTGAATCCAGAAAAAGACTCTTGGCCCAAGAGCTCAAATAAGGAACAAAAAAAATGCAAGCCAGTGTACTCTTATTAAACGCAGATGCCCAACCATTAAGTTTACTTCCCCTGAGTACAATTAGCTGGCAAAATGCTGTTAAGGCATTGTTTAGTGATAAGGTATTTGTTGTTAAAAATTATGATGATGTATTCCTAAACAGTACAAGTGTAAGTATACCACTGCCAAGTATTGTTATGCTTAACAGCTATCACAGACCTCCTCTTAAAGCAAAATACACAAGAAAAAATCTTTACATAAGAGATAACTTCCAATGTCAATATTGTGGAGATAAATTTCATTATGCAGATTTAACTATTGACCATGTTATACCAAAATGTAAGGGTGGTAAGTTAACCTGGGAGAACAGCGTAGCAGCTTGTGGTCCTTGCAATGTTAAAAAGAATGACAGAATAATCAAACCAATCAAGGATCCAAAACGTCCTAGTTGGCATCAACTTAATTATGCTAGTAGAAACTATCATACTACTATTCCTGATCCTGCATGGCAAGACTATATCATGTGGCCAGAAGATAAACTTACAATACGAGAGATCAAACCAAGTTTATAAACATAGTACTTAATTTTTAGCATAAATATTAATATGACTAAAATTAAGGGCTATACTACACAATTAAATGAATTTACTAGTACACCGTTAAACGGACTAGAACTAGCAAAGCAAGATTTAACAAATCACTTTCACATTCGCAAAGGTGAAAAGTGGACTAATCCTGACTTTGGTAGCAATCTTCCTTTCTATGTTTTCCAACCTTTGGACGACAGTACTATTGATTTGATTACACAAGATGTAAGAGATGTAGTAACAAATGACCCTCGTTTTAATATGAATAGTAATACAGTAAATGTACAGGCAGATGCTCACAGTGTTACAGTAAATGTAGAGCTTATGTACTTACCAACTACTACAGCAACAGAGTTGCAGCTAAAGTTTGACAAAGACTTTGAGCAAGATATAGAGTTTTAATTATGGCACAAAATACTAGACAAAATAGATTGTTCGCAGCAGAAGATTACACAGTAGTATATGAATCATATATCAATGCTAACTTCCAAGCATATGATTATGATACAATTAGATCTGCTATGGTTGATTATGTTCGCAACAACTATCCTGAAAACTACAATGACTGGATCGAGAGTTCAGAATTTGTAGCACTACTTGATGTAGTTGCACAATTTGGTCACAACTTAGCATATAGAGTTGATCTTAACACACGTAATAACTTTTTAAGCACAAGTACAAGACAAGATAGTGTTTTTAAACTTGCAGAGTTTTTAGGATATTCACCGAGAAGAAATGTGCCAGCGTTTGGTGAAATGAAAGTTGTAAGTGTTAAAACAAACGAAGCTGTAATTGGTAGTGAAGGTACTAGCTTGGGCGGACAAGAACTTAGATTTGAAAACAATACCAATGTTAATAATATTGATGATTTTATTACAGTTATGAATGCAGTTTTCCAAGCAAGTAATAATTTTGGTAGTCCAAAGAAGCAAGTTGTAGTTGACGGTATTACAACAGAATTTTATGACTTAAACAACACAGCTAACCAAATTAAGTTTGATGTTTCAGGATATGCTGATGGTTCGCAAGTAAACTATAATTTAATTAGTGTTGATTACAATACAACTACAAACCTAGTAGAAGAAAAAAATCCAGATCCTAACAGTGCATTTGGTTTATATTATAAAAATGACGGCAGAGGATTGACAAGTGATAACACAGGATTTTTTGTAGGTGTAAAACAAGGTACAGTTCAGTTTGATGACTTTACAATTGAAAATAGTATTGACAATTTAACACTTGACATTAATACAGAAAATGTTAACCACACAGATGTTTGGGTACAAACAATTGACACAACTGGCAGTGTTGTAAAAAACTGGAATAAAGTTTTAGACACTAACAGTGAGAACGTTATCTATAATAGCTTTGCTAGTGGTGTACGAGATGTATTCAGTGTAAAAACAAGAACAAACAATCAAATTAGTATTAAGTTTCCAGACAGATTGTTTGGTAATATTCCGTCAGGCAATATTAGAGTATGGTACCGTGTAAGTGAAAACAGCACATACACAGTTAGACCTGACGACCTAAACAACAAAAAATTAAACATTAACTATCTAGGTGTTGATGGAAATGTTTACACTGCGGTACTAACTGTACAGCTAAAACAAAGCATAAGCACAGCAAGTAGTAGTGAAACACTAGATAGTGTTAGAGAAAATGCACCTAAAGCATATGCATCTCAAGACAGATTGATTACCTCACAGGACTATAACAGCATGCTACAAGCACAGGTAGGTGGTGTTAAAAAGATTAAAAGCGTAAACAGGACATTTAGCGGCCACAGTAGATACATTGATTTCAATGATCCAACCGGCACATATTCTAGTCTTGATGTATTTGGTAAAGACGGTTCTTTATCAACATCTCCACAAACTGTAGAAACTAGCTCTACATACGGTGAGAGTGCAAATGCTTTATATCAAAAATATATTAAGCCTATGTTATCTAATGATAACTTAGTTAACTTATATTACAATGAAAACAAAACTACGTTCGAGGGTTATAAAGTCGAATACAATTATGCACCTAATTTAACAGCAACAGATAGTGCTTTTGGAGACCAAGGTTATACATGGAACACAACTAGTACAACTAGTAGTACAGCAACAAGTGGATATATTTTGTTAAAAGGCGCAACTGAAGTTACACGTGTAGGTAGTACACAAACAAATTATATGAAATTGTTTACAGTTGGTAGTTTAATTAAATTTAAACACGTGCCTCAAAATGGAACAACTGGCAGTGAGACATGGGCAAAAGTTGTAAGTATTCTAGCAGATGGCCTAGGTGTAGATAATCCAGGACAACCAGGAACATCTAGTGGACTTGATACAAACGGTAAAGGCGCAATTGTCTTAGACAAAGTTGTTCCAAATGGATCTGTGGTAGATGTAATTTATCCAAGTCTTTCAAGAGCATTTACTGAAAGAGAAAGCGATGTAATTACTGCTTATCTAAACGGTAAAGCGAGCTTTGGTTTGGTTTATGAACCAAAAACTACTTCTTGGGAATTAAAAGATATTACTAAGGACAACGCTACTTGGTTGATTTATGCAGAGTATAAAACTGAAACACAATCTTATGAATTCAGTTTAAAAACTTTAAGATTCTTCTTTGAGAGTACAAAAGTTAACTTTAGTAATATTAGTAACGAAAAAGAACTTGACACTTACACTAACAAGCCATACAGAGAAAAGTACAAGTAAGTTTAATTGATAGCGACAATGACAGTAGACCAGAAAATCCTGATGCTTTTTTGGATATTACAAACACAGCGGGCTTTAACAATTTAAGGTTTGAATGGAACCACATTGCAGCATCTAACGAAGTTGTAGATCCTAGTTTAACTAATATTGTAGACGTATTTGTATTAAACAGTTCATATGATACTGAATACAGAAACTGGCTTACAACAGATGTAGGCGACGAGCCTAAAACTCCAAGCTCATATAATTTGTCAAAACAGTTTAACAGCATTAATGGCAAAAAGTCAATGAGTGATACAGTTGTGTATAAGCCTGTAAAATATAAGCCACTGTTTGGGCCAAAATCAGATGACAGTTTACGTGCAAAGTTTAGAGTAATTAAACTTCCTGGTTCTAGTGTAACAAATAATGACATACAAACAAAATGCGTAAAAGCAATTAATGAATACTTCTCAGTAAACAATTGGGACTTTGGAGAAACATTCTACTTTACAGAACTAGCTGCACACGTACACAAAAGTTTAAGTGGACTAATCAGTAGTTTTGTTATTGTTCCCCAAGGAACTGGCAGTGTATTTGGAGATTTATTCCAAATTACACCAGCATCTGATGAAATGTTTATACCAGATGTAAGTTTAATAGATATTGAGATTATTGAAAATATAACAGATGAAAACCTAAGAGTAGGAAGTTAATAAATGGCTAACAATAAAAAAAGAGCAGGCGGTGCCAAAAATAACAACATTAAAACAAGTAAGTTTTTACCTAGTGTATTTCAAACTAGCCTTAATACAAAGTGGCTAGATAGTACACTTGACCAAATGGTTAGTAAAGGTAACCTTACAGATTTAAATGGTTATGTTGGTACTAAAAATGGTAGATACAGTAAAGGTAATGACACATACTTGAATAATAATGATTATGGTCCAGCCCTTACTACTACAAACAAAGATGGCTCTTTGAATCATGTGTTAACTTTTAAGGACATTAAAAACAAAATTAACAGTGAGTTTGAAAATTATAACTTTGGTTCAGCATATGCAAGCAATAGTTACTTTTTCCGTCCTCCTGTTGATATTGATAAGTTTGTTAACTTTAACAATTACTATTGGGTACCAGAACTACCTACATATAAAAGTACAAATACAACTGGTACAGAATTTAATCCAGTTGAAGAAGCTAATGGAAGATTAAATTATACATTCAATGATGGTACTAATAGCTTTGAATTAGAAAACAATTTACTAATACAATTTACTGGTGAAGAC